CTCACTGCTTCTATTCCATATGAATAGTAGGGGGCTGCGCCCCCCTACGACCCCCCCTTACGCAGCTCGCTCCGCTCACTGCTTCTATTCCATATGAATAGTGGGCGCTTCGCATCTATCTCGTAAGTCGAATGCAAAAACACATAAACACTCAACCCTAAAAATACGAAAATGATTGTGTGGATTTTCGTATTTTTCATTTTTATCAAAGGCACAAATGGTTCCAAATATTACAACGCGCGTCTAAAAACAAACGGTTATGACCAGCGGCCTTTTGTTCCCGAATCCCCTCTGCTTCGATATTACTTAATCCCCAAATTCTTCGAGAAGAAACGCTTGCTGGATGTCCTACAGAATCCTCGAGTTCCGCTCCACACTAAAATCCGCGCATTGCCAACCCCAAAACCAGAGGCCCCGAACATTCGTTCCGGTGGATTATTGAAGGATTGGGCGTTTGATATGGAGGAAGACACCACTAGATAAACTCGAAAATGTCCTCTACATCATATCCTTGTGCAATGTATTTTTCGAATCTGGCGGGATTTATTGTTTTCTGTAGAAGCTCCTCTTTGAACCTGGCACATCTCTCCGCTAGATATCTGTAGTCGATTTCGTACGCATGGTCGCAATAACCCAAAACCGACCAATCGAATTTGTGTTTTTTGTCGAGATTTTTTTCCATGAGTTCCGCGGCTTGTGGAACGGTGGATAAGGAAGTCCAATTTATTTTGTCGGGATTTTTCGCCAACAGTGCAACCGCCTCAGAACTACGATTGCAATTCAGAAATGCCCAGTCGATTTTGTCGGGATTTCGTTCCAAGAGATGCATTGCGCCTGGGTTCTGCGACAGATTATCCCAATGGACTTTGTCGAGATTCTTTTCGAGAAGAGGAATTGCGTGTTTGTAACAAGACAAATAACGCCACGGGATTTTGTCGGGATTCCGCTCCAGAATATGGAGCGCCTTTTCATTCATGCATAATGTGCGCCAGATATCGGAAGAATGGGCCCATTCGTGTTCATATCGTTCTAGAAGTTCGATTCCGACCGGGTTTCTCGCCAATGAAATCCAATCAATGCGAAACCCTCTCGCCTTTCTTTGTTCTAGAAGCGGTATAACTCGCGGATTGGTATTCCATTCCAGGCACAAAGAACCAAAATAGAAAGGATGCTTCTCGACTAGGTCCACAATGTTCCAACTTTCGGCAAGAGACCCACAATAGTGTGCGCGTTTTTGTAAATCGTGCATGTATTTTTCGAGAAGAGAGTTGGCGCCATTGTTCTGTATGAGTGAGTGCCAGTCGATTTTGTCTACGTTTTTCTCGAGAAGATGAATCGCGTTTTCATTGCGACTCAGATAATACTGCCAAACGATTTTGTCGGGGTTCTGCTCTAAAATGCGAATGGCTCTCGGGTTCGACGAGACGAAATGCCAGCCGATTTTGTTGGGGTCTATCCAGTCCTTGAACTTGTATACTGGGTCGATTCTCTTGGGTTGGCTATTCATTTTATTGGTTTCAGTGAGAAAGGTTTATATGTCATTGTATTTACTACTATTCTTTTCTGATTCCAGACCTCGGATATTCACTTCGAATCGGTACAGTTCTTTCGAAAACGTGAATGGCAAAAGAAATGGATTTGCATAATACAATGCTCCCAATAAACCACTCAGAAATACGTCTGAATACAAACGAGGTGCGGGGTTTTGCGATTTTTTATTGGCATGGTATTTTGTTCCGCGATAGAATCCGAGTAGAATCCACGAAGACCCCGCCACAATAACTTTTTTAGATAATATGTGTTTCGACATTTCGAGTTGTTTAATAACATAATCCCAACAGGTTTATGTAGTTTCTAGTTTTAACTGCATAAACCCGCGATAATATCCCAAATTCTACGTAGGTATTGTGTTGCAGAACGCTTCTTCTCAAAAAGACTATTTGGCACAATGTTAGGGGTCGTATAAAGGGACCGAAGGCAGTCCGGCGTTGTGGGGGGTCGTATAAAGGGAGGGGTCGTAGGGGACACAAGGCAGACTGTCAATCCGTTAGACCTTAGCGACCGGAGGTCGCTACAGTCTAATTGTCTTACGGGCTTTCGCGCATTAAGCACCGAAGGTGCGTATTGCGCTTATGCCCTTATAGCCTTTGGACCGTAGGTACTGCGAAGCGCCCTACTCTACACGGGTGGCAACTGAGCCAAACACAATTGGATGTGTCCCAATGATGCCACATCATACTTGACGATAAGCGGGAATTGATTGTCGAGCTGAATCTCCAAGTGTGTGCAAAGCGGGGTGCATTTGGTAACATGACTGAGCGACTTTAGAGAAAATTCGCCTTGAATGACCACCGAAGAATCCGACATCTTCGTGAAATCGAGATTGTTGTCCGACTCCGACCTACTCACACGGCATTTAGCAAAAGCACCTTCACACGAAAATACGAGTTCACTACCCACCGACTTGATTTCCATCCGCCCAGAAATCGCATTCATGTCGCGCACAATCTTCTGGAAATCCGTCGTCGGCATGCGGATAATGGTGGGGTAATCGATTTTTTCGGGGAATCCGAACTCGTCCACATCCGTATTCATCAATCTGAGTTTGTGGTCATAACTCTGCTTGATGTTGCCGTTGATGTATTGGAACCCCAAGTCCGTCACAATGCCGCCGTTATAACTGACGCGGTCAATGTAGATGGTTAGCGTGTCGTCATTCGACATGGACGATATGACTTTAGACAGCTGTTGCGTATTCACACAAACAATGATTTTGTCGGGTTCGCAGTTGTAATACTCGAAATTCTTCGCATTTAGTTCAACGTTGACCAGAATCGTGTGGGAATTGTCGAAGTTGATGATTTTGAGACCGTGTTTGGTGAAGGTGATGGTTGCATCCGTCAGTGTTTCCTTTAGGGCCGCAATGACATTGCGAATCGGCTGAATTTGTACCGTTTTGATTGTTAACACATGATTCGCTTCGTTCATTCTTCTCGGGTACTAAGTGCGTTTAAATATGAAAGAAACTGGACGTTTGCGTTTAAGTTGTATTTTTCAAGAAAACACTTCATTCACATTTACCATGATTTGGTTATAGATATCGAGAAGTTCGAGAATCTTGTCTTTAGGAAGAGTTCGCAGGTACATCATCTGTTGAGGAGATAATACTTGCATATTTCGGACTTCGAACATGACCTTGTCGTAAGAATAAGACGATAACCCGGACTCCCTCTGCGTAGCGAAGAGGGAGGTAGGGTTTCGTAGGTATGCCTGAGTGTCTCCGAACTCAGCGCCAAGCGGCAGCGAGGCGCAAGAGGAGGAGAAACGTAGGTCATTACGGGGCGTGTCCTTTCTTGCTAGCTTGGGTATAGGAGGAGGTTCTCTCGAATATTTGTGTGGAGGCTCATTCCGACTTCGAAACAAGGACGGGAACATGCCAGTGGAATGCCTCGCCAATGGCGTTGGTGCAGCGGAAGGAAAAGAAGACCCAATCGACGACTCGGAATCCGAATCCGACTCTGAATCCGAAAATCGGTCGCATATAATTGTCGCCAGCCGCTTCTCAAGAGAAGACATTATATATTGGTATTCATACGCGACGTAATACCAACAATCTAAATGGGACATAAACACGCTACACCGTACAATTGTATTACAATTCTATAAAATGTCCTACGTCTATCTTCTCGTAAGTACCAAGGGAAATACGTATGTGGGGGCAACGGTCGACGTCGACCGCCGTTTAAGGCAGCATAACAAAGAATTAGCAGGAGGAGCTTACGCCACGGGCGCCAGGGTCGCAGCAGGGGAAACATGGACGCGACATTGTTATGTGAGCGGGTTCCCCGATTGGCAAGCCGCGTTGCAGTTCGAATGGAGATGGAAACAACTGTCGCGAAAACGGTTTGACAAAACAAGGTCGGCTGTTGAGAGGAGACTCGATGCTTTAGAAGAATTGTTGTCTTTGGAACGGTCGACCATCAAGGCCATTCCGTACGCCGAATGGGCTGTGTGGCCTGAAGTCCATTTTGAATAGCCTATAGAGACAAAGGATTCACTGAGCAACTCGTTCTACAGAAACTCGCGTTAATTCCAGAATACTCCGAAATCAAATGTGCCGCGATGCCCGTAAGAAACGCAGCAAGAATCTGCGGTCTCACGAGCAGAAACAGCGGAACCCCTACTAATATGAAAATGAGCCCTTCTCCCGCGGATTCCAGCCAGATATTCTCGCCAAACCCGACAATTGCTTTTGCTTTTTCGGTGTAGTCCGAATGTTCTTGTTTAGCCAACTTCTCACAGACTCCGGTCTGTTTACAATATCCCGGATATAACGATGTGTAATAACCAATTCCGTGCTTGAAATAACCGAACGCAAATAAAAGTCCGATGAATGCCAGCCATTTATTTTCAATGCCGAGAAGAGCCAGACGTTTTTTTATCGATAACACGTTGACAACAATCAAAAATACGATAACCGAATAGATTCCCGCAAATAGTATTCCTGGGATACGGACCATTGGAATTCGTGTTATTTACACTAAACGTCGATTTTTTGGGGCGTTGTTATTAGTATAGATTTTTAATCTATACTAGTCCCGATTATAAATGGAACCATTGGAGGAAGACGACCATTCTCTTAACACTCCATTATTCACTCTAGAGGAAATTTACACGAAAGCAAACAATCCGGTTCATCTTCTCGATGCATCGGTTAACATCGCCCCCGATATATGTGACCCGAGTAGTGGCGTCTGTATCCCTAGCGCATTGACCGCAAAAGAGGGTGTCATACATGAACTTTCTGTAGAGGCAGACGAACAGTCCGCGGACGGCGAAGCAAAACGCTGGGGATTCGGGTTGTTTGGGTCTTCATCCAAATACACTGCAGAACCCGTTCCGATTTCCGATTCATCCGGTTGCGAAGACTTTTCTTGTGTGGATATTGAATCCGCTTTAGGAAAATCGTATATTGACATGAGCCGGAACCATTTTGAATCCAACGCACTCGACGTCTTGGCTCTTTATATCAAAGGACAGAAACTCTTGTACACGGAGGCGAAGACGTATTGCGAACAACAGTTGAATTTTCTGATGTTGCCCGCCATTTTCATTTCCTGCGTCGGCAGCATTTTTAGCTTCTTGTCCGGCAGTTATACCAGCGGGCCGGTCATCATTGCGTCTTTAAATGGGTTCAATGCGTTTTTGTTGGCACTGATTTCGTATTTGAAACTGGACGCGAAGGCACAGGCACACAAAACGTCGGCTTATAAATTCGAAAAAATCGAATCGACATGTGAATTCAATTCGGGGCGGTTCTTGTTTTTCGAGACAAATATAGACGATATTCGGAACGCGGTCAACAAAATCGAAACGGATGTGCGCGAAATCAAGGAGACAAACCAGTTCATATTACCCGAATCCATCCGCTTCGAATTTGCATTTACATATACCACAAACGTCTTTATGTTGGTCAAGAAGAATCAATCTGTGGAAATCATGGAGATGAACAAACTCCGGAATTGCATCGAGTATATAGGAAAACTGAAGGCGCAATTATCTGTTGCAAGAGGCAATAAAGACAATGTCCTTGTGCGAAAACTCGTCGGCGCCATCAATTCCGAAGAGAAGCGGAAAGCGGTCATTGTGCGGAAAATAATGGAATGCAGAAAACGGTATTTTGATTTGGATGAGAAGTTCAACAAGGAGATTAATCGGCACATTAAGAGGTCGAATAAATGGTTTATTACACGAGTATTGTGTTGCGATTGGTTGAAGAGCTAAGTAGGGGGCTGCGCCCCCCCCCCTCCCTTTTTGCGGCGGCTTCGCCGCCGCGTATGCGTATTAATTATGCATTATCTTCTCAATCTACAAACGCGGCGGCAAAGCCGCCGCAAAAAGGGAGGGGGGGGAGTCGTAGGGGATTCGCGCTTTAAGCACCGAAGGTGCGTATTGCGCTTATAGCCCCCTACCAAAATTGAAAGAATCTCATATTTGCAGTAAAACGTGACATTCTTTTATACACGTGTTTCCATCTATATACTGATTTTCCATCATGACGACTTCCGACGACTACACTCACTGCATGCGCATTTTGATTTCCACCAATCTCGGTGAAATTGCCGAAAGTTCGCCCTACATGCTCGCCGCCATCCACGAAAACATCGCAAACCGATGCATCCATCAACCAATGCCCGATGGTTCCACTGTAAAACTCCTGTGGTACAAACTCGTCCTAACCCCCGTTCAACACGCCATGATGGGCGACCTGTGGACCAAAACCGATTTGACAGATGACGTTCTATACGAAGCCACCAAACTCGCCATCGAGGAAATCGCACAAACCGTCATTCCCCAATGGAGTACATGGCAAGTCGTCTTCCACATCTCCAAACCATTAATAAACTCCATATCGAACTAGACTAACCACATTATTCATTGCTCTTACATATCCATTACCATCCGTTCCAATAGATAAAAGTTCTTTTTGTATAGGATTTTCTGCAGGAAGCTTCAACGCTCGTATGCTATCAATGTGAATAACCGCAATTTGTTTTATTGCAATTTTGTAATTGTTTGCGATGGAATAAAGCGCCATTGTTTTATTGTCGTATTGTCTATCCTCATTATCCACTAAACTCACCACACTATGCATCGCTGGTATATATCCGTCTTCGGAACCGGGGTTGACGACCTCGGATATTTCTTGCTGCACAGGGTCTTCCGACGACAACTTCATATCAAGAATGTTATTAATATGCTGTGCTGCCGCGTCTTTGATTTCCTGTTTGTATTTTTTTACTATTTCGTCGATTTTGATTCTGTTTGCTTGTGCTTCTGCGGCTTTTTTTGCCGCATCCTCATCGGCGGCTTTTTTTAATGCGGCCTCCACTGCGGCTTGTGCTGCTGCCGGTGCTGCCGCTCTTGCTGCTGCTGGTGCCGCCGCTTCGGCTGCCGCTGGTGCCGCCGCTCTTGCTGCCGCTGGTGCCGCCGCCCTCGCCGCTGCCGGTGCTGCTGCTTTCGCTGCTCCCGGCGCTACCGCCTTTGCCGCCTCTGGTGCTGCCGCCTTTGCTGCCGCCGGAGCGGCTCTTTTTGCCGCTTCTGGTGCGGCTCTTAGTGCCGCCGCATCCGCAACCTTTTGTGCTGCTGCCGGCGCTGCTCTGAGTGCCGCCGCATCCGCAACCTTTTGTGCGGCCCCTGGTGCGACCCTTTGTGCTGCCGCATCCGCCGCTCTTTGCGCTGCCGCATCTGCTGCTCTTATTGCCGCTGCGTCTGCCGCCTTCTGTGCCGCTCTTATTGCCGCCGGTTCTGCTGCTCTTTGTGCTGCGGCGTCCGCAGCTCTTTGTGCGGCCGCATCCGCGACCCTTTGTGCCGCAGCTTGTGCTGCCGCTTGTGCCGCTGCATCTGCCGCCTTTTGCGCAGCTCTTAGCGCTGCTGGTTCTGCGGCTCTTTGTGCGGCTGCGTCTGCTGCTCTTTGTGCGGCCGCATCTGCAACCCTTTGCGCTGCAGCTTGTGCGGCAGCTTGTGCAGCTGCGTCTGCTGCTTTTTGTGCCGCTCTTTGCGCTGCAGGGTCCGCTGCTTTTTGTGCTGCCGGGTCCGCTGCCCTTATTGCCGCTGCTTGTGCCGCCGCGTCTGCCACTCGTTGTGCTGCTCTTATTGCCGCCGGGTCCGCTGCCCTTATTGCCGCTGTTTCCGCTGCTCTTTGTGCGGCTGGTTCCGCGGCTCTTTGTGCGGCTGAGTTGACTTCTTGTAGTAACTGTTGTTGAGTTAAGCCTTCATATACAGACCAAGGTCGTCTCAAAATCAGCGAGAAACACACGACAACCACTAATAATGCCAACAGAAACAGAATCGTTTTTGTATCCATGTTTTGTTATTATGTCAATCTTTATACTATTACCGTGCATTTTGCATGTGAGATTTATTCTCACATCCACTATTATTGTCTAAAAGCGTCGGCTTCTTAGATTACCTTGCAATCGTCGGCTTGCCATCTACCATTTCCAACCGCCCTTCCAACACCGCGCGTTTGTTTTCTTTATATTCATTGTAATTATACAATTCATCTGTTTCGGGGTTGTGGGCATATTTGACCTGATTAATCACGATTTTCTTCGGTTTTACATTGACCAACACTACATCCGCCCCTTCTCGGACAAACTGGTCTTCCGCATAAGAAGGGAACGCACCGAATTCATTCGACGTCGCATGACCATACGTGTAGCAAACCAGACCCTCTTTTGAATTGTCATACACATTGCAATCCACCGAACTCTCCTTGACTGATTTGAGAAGTTGTTTGGTCAGTCGGTCTTTGATAACCGCGATTTCGAACAGTGTCTCGTCGGTCGTTATGGCCAGCGTCCCCAATTTCGACCCCGGCGGCGTCTTCTTAATGCGCGACACATCCGCGTCCATGATTCGTATGTTTTCCCCACTAAATTTCTGTTTGTCGCTGAATTTCGACATATACAAGAAGACCTTTATCGTGCGCAGTTCCTCCGGCAAATTCTTGTGGCTGCAAATACGGCGCGCCCTACCGACGACCTGGTCCACACGCACCATGTGCCAATACGGCTCCACAATATGCACGAATCGCGTATTCTCTAAATTGATTCCTTCTGCTCCAGACGAAGTAATCATTATAATCTTGATGACCTCTCCGTAATAATTGTTTTCGTGGATGGCTTTTAGTTGTTCGGTTATGTTGCCCGGCACAAATCCCCAGTTCGAATTGTAGATGTTGCGGATAATCTCCTTCTCTTCCGCCGTCTCCGTTCCAGTATAAAGAACGAACCGGGGCTTCTTCGGGTCCGAATCCGTCTCCACAATCGACCATGCGTCTCCCGTCTTCTTCAATTTGAATTCGGCAAACCCGTTCGCTTCCAAAATGAGCTTTAGAACGCCGACGCCTTCCAATGTACGGAAGGCACTGTAGACCAAATGGAGGCCCCGGTTCTCCTTATCAGACACATTCGCCAGAATCTTTGCGAATTTGGGACTGTAGGTTTTCAACGCTTCCGGTGTCAGATATTTGGATTGTTCCGCTTTCAGCTTTTCAAGTGTGGTGATAATCGACTTCTCGTAATTCTCGTCGACAATAACAGATTCATCATCCGCTAAATCGAGTTCATTGTCGTCGCGTATATTGTCGAGGTTGTCTGCGCGGACATCCTTCGTGGGGTCGAATCCGGGTGGCATCGGCCGAGGAATCTCATCCGGAAACGAGAAGTTGCATTTGGCGCGTGTGAACGTACGATAAGTTCCAGACACTTTGATAACCTCTTTGTTTTGTGCGGCATTTGTCCTCTGGCGCGTCTTCTTCTCGCGCTCCATTTCGGTCGCGCGTTCTTTGGCATAATCGACAAACTGGTGGTCGCTCATCTCCACATATTCCACATGGAACTGCTTGTTGTATTCATTGGTCGAGAAGACGAAAGAGGGCAACAGAGATTCTTGCGCACTTCGGAAATAAGAAGACAGGCCCAAAATACGCTTCTTTAATACGTCGGGGCGTTGCACCGTCATCGAATCCATATCCACGAATAATTGTGTAAATTCCTTTTGGGTATCCGGCAAACATTTGAACGGCTCGACTGTTATTTCGGGCAAAAACGAGATGCCATTTTCTGTCAGGATTTCTTTCACGCGTTGCACAAAATCGACGTCGCTCAAGTCTCCCTGCTCGTTCAAATGGACGCCGTGATACCGGTCATCCACCACGATGGCTCCTCCTGCTTGGTCTTGTTCTAGGCCTAGAACAAAAGAAGACCCGCCATGGTAAGGGTCCTCGCCATTACCATTGGCCGCATCGTCGACCTCTCGCGAAATTTCCGCCTTTATCGCATCTGACAAATGGGTAGGACGGTCTTTTCTTAACACCAAAGTTCCGTGGAAATCCTTGTAGTCGGGATGTTCGATGACTTCGTCTTCTTGGATTTCTTCCACTAATTGTTTGATAACCGCAACCTTCTTCTTCGTTCGGCGCTTTGCCTTGTGTGGCGACCTCTGTTTCTTCGACACGCATTTCTTCTGGGGTTGTTCTTGTTTTTCTTCTTCGTCAGAGTCCGAATCTGAATCTGTGTCAGATCTACCGCCTCCAGTTATATCCATTAGAGAGCTTCCTCCTCTCCGAATAATGGTTCTAGGAACGTCCTGGACGGGCTTGGACGCTTTATTCGCGGGAGCTTTCGCTGGCACTTTTCCAGGCTTTTTCGTATTGATAAACCCAAATGGATTCCGTGTTATGGAAAGCGTATCATTCGAATAATCCACATAATCATACGTCCTAAAATCCGCGTCTTGGAACATCTTCACAATCGATTCCGGTGTCAGCTTCTTGCCAGAGGACGGAATCCGGAACTTCCAAGTATTGATGTATCCTCTCAACATGTTAAACAAAATACCCATTTCATTCGGGTAATTGATAATCGGCGTCCCCGACATAAACACCACACGCACATCTTGGGCGGACTGCAAAAATTCATACAATCTGTAGGAAATCGAATCTTTCTTTCCCAAATTGTTTACAATTCGACTGACCAAATTGTGTGCCTCGTCCACCAACACAACACTGTGGTCGAACGGATTGCCCGTGATAGGGTCCGCATAAGTCTCCACTAAATTCGCGAATTTTTGTTTTGTTAGACCGTTGTAATTGATGTCGACATACTTGGCCCGAATCATTTCGTTTAATTGACTATCCACTGATTTCTGGTTTTCCGGCGACAATTCCGCATAGTTCGGCTCAGGGTTCTTGATGTCCACCAACCAAGCGCCGCCGTTTTTCAACACGGTTTCCACTTTAATGGAGAGGACTTGCGAGAGGATGGAAACATATTCTGGCCTGCCCTCTACAGAAATAAATTCCCAGAACTGATTTTTCTTGTAGAGAGGGTCTCCGCATTTCTTCAATTCACTGAAAAAGTTCATCTTTAGAGAAGCCGGGGTCATGACGAATACGCGTTTGTGTGTTTTCGCCGCCTCCGCGATGGCTATCGATGTACACGTTTTGCCGGAACCGAGACCGTGAAACAAGAGGAGACCTCGGTAGGGCGTATATAGATTCAAATATTCGCGGACAATGCGCTGGTGAATCAAGAGGTCAATGTTGGTCGTTGAACCTTGTCTGTCGCAGGAAACCGCGGATTTTTCGTCGAGAAGTTCCTTGCTAAAATCCTTGAATAAATCCGCGATGCGTGTATTGTAGAGTTTGCGGTTGGCCATGTAGTAAGTGGGGGCTCTTACCACCAATTTCGAGAGGTCTTTTTCTCTCGGGACGCGGGACAGAACCGGCTCGCCATCGATTTCCGTGGTTTCGGTTATGCGGACTTTGGGGATTTTGAGTTGTTCTTGTTCCACCTTCTTACGACCCTTCTTCGCTCGTTCCTTGGGTCCCGGTTCCTTGGGTCCAGGTTCCTTGGCTCGGCCTTTCTTCGGTCCCGGTGCTTCCTCTTCCTCTTCATCGCTTGCTTGTTCTTCTAGGTATTGTTCAGCAGCTTCCATTTGTTCGTTGAGCTCCCTCGATTTGTCTTCCGGGGTCTTGGGTTCTTCTTCGGCAGCGGCTTCCATTTGCTCGTCGAGTTCCATCGATTTGTCCTCTGGAGTCTTGGGTTCCATTTGGTCCAACGCGTCCAATTGTTCCTGTAGCTCCCGGGATTTATCTTCCGGAGTCTTGGGTTCTTGTTCCAACAGAACGCGACTCGACACTTGGTCAATTCCATCTCCTTCTTCTGGGATTTCTTCTTTATTATCGAGAGGTTTAGTGGAAGCTCGGATAGCTGGAATCTCACCGTATTCTTCTGCCGCGGGAAACACCGGCTCCACAATAATCTGTTGATAAGTTCTTGTTTCACCTTCTTTGCGTTTCTTTTCTTGTACGACGCCAATCGTCCTCTCGAATTCTTTGATGAAGGAGCGTTTGAAACCGGAAATACCCGTTTTGTCGATGATTTCGAGAAGAGCTTCGGCTTCCCCTACGATTGGTCCTTTTTCCTGGTCTTGTTTTTTCAGTAGAACCTTGGCTTTTGGTTTCGGTGTCGGCCTGTATTCCATTTTATCTAAATAATGCAACAACTCGGCCATTGCTATAGTGCCGTTTATATTATACAATATGCGATTATTTGTTATCAAACGACATGTTCATAAAAAATAATGTATTCTCTTCTTCTTCTCCGTTTCACCCCTCTAGACCAAATTACAGACTTTCGAGTTTAGTTCCGTGTTCCGATTGCACAAAGAAATCGTGTGGATAATATCCATTGTGTTCATTGTATAGCTGTATCAGAATCTCGCCCCGGTTCGTCTGAATCGCCACGTCCACAATCCGCATGCAGTCGTAGTTATCAGGGTCTTCATGAGTCTTCGTGGTGATGGATTTGTATTCGGCCCCGACGAAACTTTGCAAATCGTTTTTGGTGCATATCCCGAACTTTTCGCAACAATTTTCGATATTCGATATCTTGCAAATAATATTCTTGGACTTGTCGCTCATGACAATGTTATACCCCTGCCATTCATATTCGTTATTAATCAAATAGATGTGTTCAATCGTCGTAGTTTGTGTCTGTGCCATTTTAGAGAGAGAGTGAGAGTGAGAGGGAATATATGTGTTGAATTGTACACTAATCCCTATATTCATAATGTAAATCAATTTTCTACTGTGGGGTGATTTACAAAAATTGAAAGACTTTTTATTCCTTGGAATCCAGAGACATTTTCAAACAACCAACACTGTTAGCTCTCAAGCAACTCTCTTTCAAGCAACTCTCTTTCAAGCAACTCTCTTTCTTAAAACAATGTCCGGCTACAACTCTGATGAATACGAACCCCGCTACACCCGGGAACAATATAACCAATACAAATCGAATCTAACCAAAATAGACTACGAGAAGACTCAGGAGAAGTATCCCGAGAAGTGCGTCATGTGCAAAGACAGCGTCAAATACCAGCATGTCCATGTGGCCGGCTGCAAACACGCCTATTGCGCTGACTGCTTTACCCACCTCGAGGATTCCGCGCCCCGTCATGCGAATGGCGGCCCTCCTCTCAGCTACTCCTGCAAGGAATGCAAGAAGACCATCAAGACCATCGACACGTTCATGGCCAAACGTAGTACGCTCCCCAAGTGCCTGACCTCCGCAGGTATTCTGTGGAACCCTGAGACCGGCTACGGATTGCCAGCGGCTTCTACTGAGGCCAAGTAAGTACCCCGCTCTAATCCATATCTTATCATGATTGCTATTTGTGCATATTTCTAAAATAAAAATCCACAAAAAAAAGTATATGATTTTGTTGTTTTGGTATACACGTAATTAATTAAGTAGTCCCTGTTTTTTTTGTCGTTTTTAGAACGTCTTCAACATTTGAATCGCCGCCTCACAAGCAATTTGTTCCGCCTTCTTCTTAATCTTGTGTTTCCCCTCCGCCAAGAACAAGAATATCTTCCTCTTAACAGACATGTATTCATGTACCTGCGAATGGCTCGAGAATTGTTCGCCGCACACAATGCAATCGTGCGGGTTTCGCTGCGCCTCATGTATCGGCTGACCTAAACACAAATAAACGCCCATGTGGTACCCCGTCCCTTCCGCCTGGTAAGGAGTCAATTCCAAGTAATGCGGGGTCACCTTGTATTCCTTCTGTATCATAACCTGCAATATATTTTTGTAGTTGTTGTCATTATTGACCAGGGAGGTCCAGTCGACATGCCGCTCGAAAACCGCCTGGATAAACAGCTCGCACATTTGGAACCCGGGTCCGCTCGTGAATGTATTGTCGAACCAGCCCGCCTCGTCATGCACTTGGATGCGGTTGAAATCGAGGAATATCGCACCCACAAACGCCTCGAAAAGACACCCGAGCTTCTTCAAATTCGTCCGCGTCTGTTTCGATTCCGCGTGCTTCGAGAGGACGTACCAACGATGCAGTCCCATTTCATACGCGATTTTTCCGATGCTTTCATTCTTGACAAGCTCGATTTTCTTCTCGGTCATGAACCCCTCTTGCGCTTTTGAGAAGCGCTTGTACAGATAGTATTTAGTGAAACACTCTAACACGCCGTCGCCGACAAACTCTAGGCGTTCATTGGATTTTGTGGAGAGGGGCAGGCAATCCCTAGGTTGGTCTACAATGACCACACTATTCTGCTCGTTCTCAAGGGCCGGTCTTCGGATATAGGATTTGTGGATGAAGGCCCGCCGGTAGAGTTCCAAATTGAAAATCGGAATTTGGATGCCGTAGGTTTTTAGGACGCCTTCTACGTCTTCTTTCGTTATGGACTGGTTTAGCGGATTGTAAGGGTCGAAAACGTAGGTCTCCTCGCCGGAAGCCGTGCGTTCGACACGAATATCATCGTCGACATATTCAGCGGGAAGAGCGTTCATTTTTGGTTAATAGGTTGAGAGGTTGAAAAGAGAAACTATAGATTTGTGTTGCCAAAGATTTATGCTGTTTCGTAAGTCATTCAATTTTTTTCGTGTCATTTTCCTCTCATAACCTCCCGACCTTGCAAAATGAAAATATATTTAGTACTGTTATATATATTTGAGAATGCCGCAAGGAAATATGTTTTCTTCATCGAGTCGCGCTAGAATGCACAGTAATGCTTTGACTGACCAAAATCAGGGAGGCGGAGAAAAGAAGGCCGGTTTGCCCTACCAAGTTGGTCGCGATAGTTGGACCAGCATCCACTTCGGACAGAAGCCCGAGACTGGCAACTGCTGCAGCCAGCCTAACCTTGCCAAGACCCTTGTGTTCACCCGCAATACCGTCCGCCCAGTTGGCAGCGATTCTCGTATCCCCATGCGTTAAATCGTTGTCCCTATTCGTTAAATCGTTGTCCCCTCTATTCGAGAGGATTAAAACGAGAGGATAGGTTTACGCCTTTGAATGTTGCTTAGGCAACGTTACTTTGAGACCGATAATTTGCCGATTTACGTATAAGTAAATCCGAAATTTAAAGGTCCAAAAGTGTAAAAAAAACAATATAATGAATCGCAACACTATATTGTTATCTTCCTCCTCTCAACAAATGAATATTATTGTAGATGTGAGAGAGCATTCTTTAATCGAGAAACTCCAAGGCCTCCCTATAACCAATCCCAACGTCAAAATCGCGACAGAACAGCTCCTCATCGGAGACATATTGTTGAGAACCAACGACCAAAAAGAAATCGTCTTATTCGAGAGGAAGAGTTTGCAAGACCTCTTGGCAAGTATTAAAGACGGACGATATAAAGAACAATCCCATCGTTTGACACACACGAGCGGTTTGAATCCACACCATATTGTGTATATTGTGGAAGGCGTCCTCTCGACTTTGCGGCCTCAAGATAAGAAGATTGTGTTGTCCGCCATTGCCAGCCTCTCGTATTTCAAGGGATTTAGTGTGTTTCGGACGTCGACTGTGTTCGACACCGCCGAGCAAGTGTTGGCCATGGCTACCAAGATACAGAAGGAATTCGAGGGAGGAGCTTCCATACCATCCTATTTTTCTGTTGGGGTATCCTCCTCCTCTCAAGAACCCGTATTGGAAACTCCGGAAGGAAATGTCGAGAAGACACACGTTACAGAAGAACCCGCATCATACAGTTCCTTTGTCAAGAAGGCCAAGAAAGACAACATCACCCCGGACAACATTGGCGAGATTTTACTGTGTCAGATTCCCGGTATTAGTAGTACCATTGCAACCGAGGTACTTCGGAATTTCGACGGGTCTTTTTGTCGGCTGATTGAGGAAATTAAGACGCAACCAGAGAAGCTCGACGCTATTTATCTGGAATCCGCGGGGGGAAAGAAGAGGAAACTAAGCAGTTCTGTTATTTCGGCGATAAAAACTTTTTTGACTAGGTAATATTACCGCACGGGGATTTGGGTTCGGACCTGAGGATAATTCGGTTTGGTGACTTCATTCTCCTCATATTTGCCCGAATCAACTTGGCCCTGCGTAAAAAGAACGCCGCCCCAGTTTGAATCCATTGGATTGTCGCTTATTACGGCAGAAGTCTCTGTCGATTCATGCACCACGTCCACATTCGTCTTCCGACCCACATATAATCCCTGTGGGTCGAATCCCGGATACATCCCCTGGTTGTATCCATTTTCACGAGAAGCATCCACCACCTGCACAACGGTTCCATCGTAAGGTTTTAGTAGGGCGGAATTCGCCGGCATTCCAGCGAAGGGGTTAAAAGGGCTGGGTCTCACACGATACACGTCATTTCCTTGCGCGTTGTTTTCTTGTTGCAAGAAGAGGATGGGACACGCCATTTGCTGACCTTTCATGTAGTTTCCATATTCTTCTAAACTCTTGAATATTATGGGATTTTTGCCGTCCACTGCGGGTTGTTTCGAATAATACAGGAAGAGATTCGAACCGCGTTGAATGAGAAGGTCGGGACATCCTTCTGGGATGGGCTTCGGCGCAGGAGGCGCCTTGGAATCCGTTAACCCCTCCACGACAAATCCCTCCGATTTCGCTATCATGTATTTCAAGTCCATCGTCGAATGCACGTAGACGCCGACCACGAAAGCGACTAATAGGAAAAATAAAAATGATATTTGAAATGCATTCGGTTTTGCCATTTTGTATACTATTAGTGTGGAAAATACACACATAGTATATACTTCTGTCGAGTGGGGTTCATGAACGACTCAGCTTCTCACGCGGTTTTAGAAGAAGGCGGAAAACGCAAAAAACGCAATGTCATTGCCGGTAAAGTGTACGCGGATTGGTGTGGTCATTGCAAAACCCTTGAACCCGAGTGGAAAAAACTAGAAGACAAATTGAGCAAAAAACGCGATATTAAATTTGTGGAAATCGAATCCGCGAAACAAGAAAAAGGGTTGGCAGAAATCAAGCAAAAATATGGTGTAGATGTTGCCGTGCAAGGATACCCGACCGTTTTTAAAATCGAAAACGGCAAGCTCGATTATTACGAAGGCCAGAGGACCGCGGAACAGATGGCCGATTGGTACGTCAATGGGGGCAATTCGAATAAAGACCAATACGGACTCTTCAGAGGCGGATTCAAGAGTCTACACGACATTAAGAAATCATACAGAAAAAAGACGAGAACCCAACGAAAGACCAAAACCCGGACGGCGAAAAGACGCCGTGGATTTTTAGGATTTTTTTCGGCATAGAAAAAATTGAACCCATCGAGTTTTTGAAAACGAGATAAACATACGATTTCAAAAACTATTATTACTCATTCAACAGTGTATGCAAACCAAGCCCAGCAAAATGAACGTGGGTAAACCATTTCGTCTCATTGATTTTAAAACATTCGACGCAACCCTCAGTTATGTAAAATACGGTATTCAATCCGGCTCCGAAGGCGACGATTCGAGTACGGAGAAACAGGTAAAAGAGCCGAACGTCTTCATGATTCAGATGTTCGGCATCAATGAACAAGGCCAGACATGTAGCATAACCGTCCACGATTTTAATCCCTTCTTCTTTGTCCGGGTGGGCGATAATTGGACGCAGGCCCACGCCAACTCCTTCCTACAGAATTTATGTGTTGCGAACAAAATGCCGTGGCTACAAAAACAAATCGTGAGTGCAACCATCGTCCAATACAACAAATTATACGGCTTCTCCGCCGGCAAGAAAGACCGCTTCATACAAATCGTATTCAAAAACCAGAATGCCTTTAATCGGCTGAAAGGCCTCTGGTACAAAAAAGACGCGGCTGGAAACCGCCGCCTGATTCGCGTCCCTTTCGCGGATACCTACACTGAAATCTACGAATCGAATATCCCGCCTCTTCTCCGATTCTTCCACTTGAAAAACGTCAGTCCCTCTGGCTGGATAAACATCATGTTCAACCGCGCGCATAAAACGTCGCCGCAAACCACGTCTTGCAC